GCGATATGATGTCACCTGCTATGAATTTTTCTACTATGTAAAAGAATGTTATAGCTACTGTATAGATACCTATTTTTGCTGCCGTAGCTAGTAAACGATGACTTTGAATTACATCCCAAAATTTCACCTCTTGGTCTTCACGTTTTTTGTATGATCGCCACACACCGTAGCAGACATCTAGTCCTATTGAAATCATGGAAATGGTAAGCAGCGGACCTACCGGTGCAAGGATTGTAAGGATGCTAGACAAAATGATTATGGCGTTTGTTTTCATACTAGTATTTTATATAGTCTGTACATTATATAGACTATAGCAAAGATAATAAAAATAGCCAACAGGTTGTTTAATAGCTTCTTCCACCATGGGTACTTCTCATAGTACTTTACAGGCACCTTGCGCTCTACGATCTTGGTCACATATATTGTGTCACACTTACCCTGGATGTATACCTTCTTTTCTTTTGGGACGTACCATGCTTTTACCGTCACTCTCTCCTTAGTGAGAGTGATGGTGTCAGTAAGCTCCTTTAACGTCACCACAGTGTCTGTGTGCACTTCAGGTACATATAGCGTGATGGTGTCTCTGATCAGTAGAGTATCTACAGTGAGCAACTCAGGATGCTTTTCAATTAGCCGAGTGAATCTATCCTTCGGACTGCACGCTATCATCGCTAGCGCTGTCAGTATTATTAGCAGATGCTTCATTTAAGATGTTTAATAATGGGATACAAAATTTACCAGGCATTTCTGATAATAGTACCTCGATTTTTTTTACTTGTTCTTCGTTTAAAGTGATCATGTTTTCTTAAATTAAAGTTACTCCGATTGCTTGAGCTACATACTCGTTCACTACGTTGTTATCCGTTCCCCATGCTGCGAACTCTTCAGGTGTTAGCGTGTAGTTGTCATCCGCTACTACTTTTCCGTCTTCAGTTAGGAGCTGCCAGTAGGTTGTGCAAGTCGTTGCCTCTGTGGTAAAGTTAAGAACTAAAACGGACATTTGCGTAGCCGTTCCTGCGTTTAGCGGGTATACAATCGGCTCGATTGCTACTCCTTGTGTTGGTTGTGTTTTCATATTTTTAGTTAATTAGTAAAATGCGTTCCAAGTTGTTCCGTTATATCCGTAGTGTTTGTTATCCGTGTTATCATAGACGACCAAACCTGGCGCAGGTGAAGCAATTGCGTTGCGTTGTGTGGTAGTCATTCGTGGAGGAAGGAAGCCTTGTGTTGTTGATTCCGCTTGTAAAACAGCTGAAGTATTAATTGTTGCAACATATCCCGCGCATACACTTTGATAAAACCTTGCTTCCCCTAAAGCATCGCTTGACTGAAAAATAGTCCTTGAATTACTATTAGTATTAAAAGTGTTATTTAAAACAACTGTGGTTTTTAAACCTCCATTTGCTTGAACTTGACCCGTTATAACCGCACCACCCGCACTTACCGTCAACGTATTTTGCACCCTCGCAGTCCCATTAACGTCTAGCTTGTATCCTGCGTCTGTGGTGGTGTTGATTAGGACGTTGCTAGTCCCTCCCGCAATCATCATTGCCTGTGCTCCAAGTTTGTAATTATAAAAAATAAAATTATTAGATGTATAATTATTAACATAAATTTGCCATCTTAACCCCGTTGTTGACCTTAATAGTAACCCCGTTTCATACGCGTTATCTGATTTTACTTCAATGTTAGTGTGTACGGTGGTAGCACTTGTATCGTTAAAAATCAAATTGTTAAATAACGATGCTCCTACAACGTGAAGTGGTCTGCTCGGACTACTCGTTCCTAATCCAAACCTTCCATTTACCTTATCCCAAAACGCACCATTTGTTTCACTTACAACTCCGCCATCGTCAAATAGAAACCTTCCGTTTGTACCCGATGTGATTGCAGTCGTACCGATTGTGATTCCCGTACTTACCGTGAATGTTCTATCTGCTGAAAGGTCTTGTGTAGTTCCGTTAATTGTTAGGGTGCGAGTCGTTGGGACTTTACCATTCAACGCAGTTTGTAAATCCGTTTGTGTCGATAGTGTTCCCGTGATAGTTCCCCAAGATGCTGCTTGACTTGCTGAAATTTCGACGTATGCTGAACCTGTCCAACGATAAGTTTTATTTGTGTCCTCTGCTATGAAGATAGTTTTTAGCGTGCCTGTTGCAGGAAATCCTGCTAAGTTTGCGTAGTTCTTTACCTGTGATGGGATGTTTATGTCTATTGCCATACTAAATTTATAAGTTGATTACTTAAAGTTGCAAATGTTGATGTCGCTACTTGTGTTCCGTCTATTTGTAGATTCAATGTAGTGTTAGGTAACGTAAGAGTCGCTCCTGATTGTACCGATGCTGTGTAAGTTCCGTTCGTGTTTATAACCGTTGCACTGGGACAAAATGGTTCGTAGTTATTTGTCTCGCAAATTGTCATCTCGTTAGGAATCAAGACATCGAATGTCATTGTCCATCCTGCCATAAAGTTCTCGAATCTCTCCGTAAAAGGCTCACAAGTAGGGTTGCCATCAACTACAAATTCTAAGTCCCACAAGTTGCCGTGAAGCATCATATCGTACCAGCGATTCAATACTGCTAGCTGGGTGTTGAGTACATCCTGCTCGTTGCTATTGCCCTTAAATAAATCCGTTGTAGCTTCCTTTGAGATATTCACTACATCCATTGCAATCAAGGATAGGTTGTAACGCACTACGTTGGTCTCAAATGATACGTTGTTAGTCATCAGGTGTACAAGCGGAAAGATAGTCTGCTTGTTTAAATCCACCTCGAAGATGTCTCCTTCCGTAGTTGTGTTTACGATAGGGTCATTGTCAAAATGCCACTTGATTAATTCTAATACTTTATAAAATCCTGTCATCGTCTCATTTGTCTTTCAAGTTGTCTTTGTTCGATTTCGTTTTTTTGCTTCTCGAAGGTGAGATAGGTGAGACATTTAGTAAGTCGGAGCTTGGTAATCTCATCGAACTTTGTAACGTCTCCCTTAGCGAGTCCATATATTGACTGATACCATCCCCATCGTTTTGCAAATTGAGTTGTTTCGCTAAAGTCTGAGACAGGTTCTTGTCCGTCATCATCTGCTTCTCCAAATAATTCAGGGTAGCCGTTAGTAACTCGTTTCCTAAACTGTAAAAAAAAAACCGATGCTGCTATACAAACATCCAAAGGGGCAAACTGCATCAGCTCTTGGTGGTCTTTACTCGGCACATATTCGTGTAGTTCGTATTTATCTTTGCTTCGTGTTTTGATAGGACGGTACATCACCGCCATAGCTTTGTTATATGTTTCCCAGCTCTGCAAATGGCTCTCTAAATCTACATACTCGCCAAAAGTAATCTCTTCTAAGTTGGGAATAAAACCGAACTCAATGCCACCAATCATAAACGTTTGCTTAAATTCAGGCTTCTCCTCAAACAATTTTGAGAAGTGTGCTACCATTTCATTTAGCGAGGTGAGTTTAATCTTTGCAACGTCAGCTAGCCTAACACCGCAGAAAATCTCAATCATCTTTTGTGCTACAAATTCCTCATCGTTTGAACCTTCTTGCACTTTTAGGAAATCCACATAGTGTTTTAGTGGGATTTCGTTTAGTGAGGTAGGTACTTTGATTTGTATTTCCATAATACTATAAGTTAATTAATCGTTTTTGTATTCCCGAGCAAGAATGTAAGCATACGCCTGAGCTAGCATCTGAGAATGTTTACGCATACTAAAGACATCGTCAAATACTATGTGAATCTTTCTGCCAGTTCGTTTGTAAATGTAATCCTCTACAACTGCTTTCATTTTAGGCAGCTCATCGGATGTTGTATTGTCCATAGTTTGAATTTAAGCCAAGATTCTCCATCTCGTGGTATCTAAGTGCATCTATAGCGTGGTCATTCCCTCCTGCAGGGTTATTTAACCTTACTCCGTGTTTATCTACATCCCAACAGTAAGCTCTCAGCTCCTTGATCAGGTTTGTGCTTTGCTTTGTAACCAAATACTCCTGACGTTGCATTACATCAATGCCGTATTTAATCGAATCCTTGCCCTTTGTAACGCCTTTAATAGTCTTACCGAACCTGCGTATTTCCTCTATAGATTTAGGCTCACTAG